GCGCCTCGCAGTTTGCCGCCGTGTTTGTATCTATTTTCTGGAATCAAAGGTTTAGTCTTCTGTTCCAGAATCGCCGATGCACGGTTTACGCCCCTAATGAGATTCTTAATTACTATTGATTTATTCAGCTTAGATTTAAGCTCTTGGATACCAGTAACATCGATCGTTACGCTCGCCATTTCACCCCCGTGATGAGCTTATGCGAATCAAAGGGAAGAACTTTAGTTACTTGGTAGATCACTTCTCCTACTTTGATTAAATCGTCTAATTCAATCTCTACAGAAGTGCTGCAGGTAATACTAATATCAATCTTCTCGACAAGGCCCATTTCGTTCTGGATTGCTCCGAGTTCGTTGAATCTAACGTTTCCGTTGAAGCTACGCTTAATATTCGAGTTAACATCTTCTTGTTTAACAATTCCACCTTCATCATCGATAGATTCTGTCTTATCTAGGATGTAGATGTTCTTGTCATAAAAGACATCAGCAATGATATTCTGAGCGACCTTAGGAAACAACATTACATCTCCTGTATGGCTTTAAGATATTAGCAACCCCTCCAAATAGTTCGCTATCTGAAGCAGTAGCGATGTAATTCTTAGCGACATTCGAGAATGTAATGGTTTGGCCATTATCTGAGATGGATTGGATCTTAGTTTCAGTGTTGGAACCTGCAACCTTATCTTTAGCTTCCTGGAGTAAAGATGAAACAACCCTGACCGATATAGATACTAATCTCTCATCATATTGAAGTTTTTTATCAGTATCTAAATTAAGATACAGAGATAAACGATCAGCCATCTCAAGAGATAGAAAATCCACTAAATCGTTGTTTTCAGTAATTGAATTAACGACTTTAAGCTTTTCTTTTAACTTTGAAATGAACTGATCTTTATCTAACATTCTATTTTCCTTCGTTTTCTGGTTTTGCTTCGGCTTCAGCCACTTCTTCGACAGGAGCTTCTACTTCTGATTTAGCTTCAGCTTCTTTCTTAGCTTTCTTTAGCTTGGCTTCAGCTTTTAAATCTGCTTCCGAGATAGGTGTATAAATCTCTGGATAAGATTCATACTGCTCGATCACTACCTCATTTGAAGTGGTAAGGATCGTGCCATCTGCCATTCTAAACATCTTTTCCATGTTTTTCTCCTACATTAAAGAGTTGCAACTTTGAAGATTAAGTCTGGGGTGACAGCTTTAGCACCAGTATTTACGAATAGTGATAGTGCATAAGCATTGGAAAGAGGGATCTTCTCAGCGTCATAGTCATTAACAAGAGCCAACTGACCGACAGAACCGATACGCTGGATCATAATGTCAGCGGTTTGGCGAACGGTGTTGATAACACGAACACCATGGAAGAGTTCGATTGCCTCTGCCTTAGAACCGTCATTACCTGGGATCTTATCAATAAGGTTACGGAGTTTACCATAACCCTTAGGGCTACAAGTAATTACGAGCTCAGAGCGATCCACGCCATCGACCCAGTCGTTAGAAACGGTTTCAGCCTTAGCGATGAGTTCCTCAACCTTTTCTTCGATAGCAGTTAGAGTTGGAGTGATAGTAACTGCAGTAGCAGCAGCTTCAGCAATACGGAAAAATTCTTTGTCGAGGAAGGCAGCGACACGGCCAGCGTGAGATGCGGTACGACGATTTAAGAGACCATTGATACCGCTAAGCGTGATGTCTTTTGCCTCAAGCTCTTCAACGATCTCTTTGTCGGTATCGATGTTGAGAATGACTTTACCGCTATTCTTAAGAGCAGTACCTTTATTAGCACCGCGAGCGGTACCGTAGTTGTTAAGTTCTGCATCCTTAAAGCGATCGAAAGTGACTGAGCCACTGGTTGGATCACCAGAATAGTCATTATTTTTAATAAGTGTGGACACACACTTTGCGCGAATAGCGTCGATGATAGCACCACGAATTTCAGCTAATTTATCTTTAGTGGCGCCAGTGGTTAGAATTGATAAGGCATCTTGTGCCATTTTAATAATTCCTTGTTTTAGATAACCGCTACACCAGGATTCCCAGAGTGCGGTACAGTCGAAGATTTATCGGTAGGGGTAGCCCCTGAAGCTTTAATCTTAGCCTGAACGCCTTCCATGAGCTTTTTTTCCCAGAGGGTAGAGAAACTCTCGATATTCGCAGTCATTTTTTCCGCATCATTGTCAATTAGATAATCTGCGAAATCTGCTGGGATATTCTTTTTAGATAGCGCCAAGAGACAGTCTGATTTACGCTCTCGCATAGTGATGCTTCTTTCGCGCTCTTCAATCTCTTTCAGCTTTTCTTTCTGAGCTTCTGTTGCACGCTCTTCTTCTGTGAGTTTGGCTTTACGCTCGTACTCTGAGAGAGCATCTGCAACTGCCTGCTTAGTCTTCTCGTCAGACTTCTTGTTAAGTTCATTAACCCGTTTCTGGATTAACTCATTAACTTGGTCTTGTGTAAAGGTAACCTGCTTTTCGCCGTTATTAGCCTCTCCTGCAGTCTGATTGGCCTGGCTATTAGATTCAGCACCGTTTTGGTTCATCATCTTCCTTTCTTTTACGTTCTTAAGGATTAACTTGAGACAAAAAACGACCAGCATTGGTCGTGGGGCTTCAAAATAAAAAAAGACCAACTATGACCTATGCAAGTCGTAGATGATCTAGGGTTATTATAGCATAGAAACCCTAAAGATGAGCATCAAATTGACAAATAACCACATCTGAGTTAAAATATGATAAAAGAGACCATTCGCTAGGTTTTGTTCCTAGGACAAGAGGGTCTCTTTTACTTATATTTAATGAACTTATTTCCGCGAACTATTATAATTCCATCAATTTTTTCAGAATTATTCTTGACCGATAGGTGCTTTTCCAGCTTATCAAAAATCCAACTCATATTCTTATCGAGATAAGTCACATCTATCATAATATATCTCTTGCCTTGATCCGTAGCCTTATTGATCGTATTTCTAATGACCATTTCGCCAGTCGAAGTTGGTGTTTTTAACTCCCAATTAACCCCAAACACCTTAAAATCTTTAGTAGGCACCCTTGGGTCATTATGGATTAGAGTAACCTTATAATTCAAGTTTTCTACCCTTCTAATAAGGTCTATCTCTGCATTTGTAAGTTTTTCACTATATTCATTATCAGGAGTATTAGGCATTTGCTTATCGTAGATATTCTTCGGAGGGGCAATTGGGTCTAATTTATCATACTGGTTAATATATTTTTTATCATATGGAGATAGTCCATCTTTAATCCCGATAGATTGTCTCGGAATAGCAGCATTCGAGATATTTATAGCATTACGCTTCAACCACTCGCTATAAGGAATATTCTCCACATATTCACTCTCGCCATTCTCGTTCCTTGCGACCCTAATAGCCGATTCGTATTCTTCGCCAAGATAAGCAGAGACTGTAGAACGACAGTTAGGATGAAGCGGAGGAAGGTTCTCTCCCGCCTTAGCATCCTCAATATTGTAGACTTTTTTATCATGTTCTCTGCAAATATCTGAGGTTCTTGAATCCAGCGTTGCGATGAACTTATATTTTTCAATCCCCATAGTCTTCAGTGCTTCAATTTCAGCCTGATTCTGAAAGTAGCATGTCTCAGTCTGAACTAACCTTGTAGCCTCATATTGTGTAACGCCAAACCTCTCTCTGATTCCTCTCGCAGTTTTTGAATAACTCTCACCTCTAGCGATAGCAGAGCTGATAACCTCTTTCAGAGTATTAGCTAGTTTATCAGTATTCTTCCAAATCCTCTCTGAATAATTACCACCTAGAAACTTAGTATTGAGTACTTGATTAACCGCTCTATTATCTAACTTAGAAAAAGCAGGATTGATTTTTAGTCCTATTCCAGTGTCATAGATAGTTCTATAATAAGCATTTTGGATCGTCTCTCTGTGAGTCTTAGTTTCAATCTGTTGATGTTTAAGGCTAGCTTTTTTACTTTCTGCCCAGCAATCGGCATAAAGACATTCAAGTCTTGTCATACGGGCCTTGTAGTTTTCAGGGAGATATTCGGATAGGCCAGCCTTCTTCATTTCTCGATGGAATCGTTCTAGGTCGCCATTTGGGATAATGATCCTTAACTTCTCTTGATCGAAGCCTTCATCGTCTTTATAGCAATTTTTATAGAGATTCTTAATATCTTCGACGATCTTTAATCTTGAATCATCATAGACCGCGTGAATATCCTCTAGGTAGGGAACAGAAAGCTTCTCGGCCTCATCTAGCCGATCTTCGGCACGCTCTCGCCAATACTCATCAGAAGGCAACCCACGACGATTCTTCATTACTAATCCTCGTCGTCATTTGCATTGCTCTTGTCTACGTTAGGTAGTCCTGTCGCATAATTGTCATTAAATTCAGGCTTATTTTCTTCTTTTGCTAGCTCCACGGTCTCTTTGGCATCATTAACAAACGATAATTGAGCCACAAGCGTCTCTTTATCGACCAAGCCAACAAGATTGTTGATCATTTGAGACTGTTCATAGTCATTTTGTGGCAATGCGCGCTTAAACACGACATCCACATCAGCGGGGCTGATTAAGCTCATATTGTTATTGAGATTAAAGAATCGGTTATAAATCCTGAACCTATCGATTAAGGCATTCTCGAAGTAGCGCTCCTTATCTTTAATGTGCTGTTCGAATGCGAGGAGTTTATAAAGTAGTGCCACGCCGGAGCTATTCCCAGCGAAGTTCTGATCGCTCATATCTGGTGTCATCGAGATTTTATGGATATCAGAGAGGAGAGAAGACCTTAAGACATCAGCATCAGCCTCATTAATATTCTTAACGATATATTCGACCTTAGCGTCAGGTGGGATTCCCGCAAGCGTCCTAGATTCTTTGAGGGCGGCTCGTTGCTCCTTTGTGAGGTTCATTCCATAAAATGCGAGAATAGCGTCAACTAAGCGCTCACGATCGATTACGCGGTCTGATTGCAAGATGTTATAAGCATCAAGTAGGGAAATGACCGGTTCGAAATCACCCATACGATCTGAGCTATTCATGTATTCAATAACCGGCACTTCGCCATAACCATGCATGAAATCCTCAATTTCTGGAATTTGGAATAAGTGGCCATCTTTGAGATGTCGCTCCATACAGAGTTCTGGGGTTAAGATAGTAACATCAAACTCATTCTCAAGTTGTTTACCTTTATCGTCGAATACCGGATTGTAAATCACAGCAAAAAGCTTGTTGTGCTGAACGCTGTTATCGTAAGCCAAAATAATGTTACTTGGATTGATACGAGTAGACCATGGCTCAGCTAGTTCATTAGTATAGACACGCTCAAAAGCATGGCCATAAACCGAAACATCCGTTGCAAGCTCCACATCAAGGTTAGAGATAGTCTGTTTTTTGTAGTTATCAACGATTAAATCGATATTAAGTCCCTCAGAAACTAGATACTGAACCGGATTTCCCAAAAGATAGCCCACATTGGTCTTTGTGATATACCTAGCGTTGTTAGCCACAACTTTAACCTCATGTGGTGCAGGTCTTGATGTTACGTTTACTGAAGAAAAATAATCTTTCAGTGTATCATAATATCTGACCTGTTCTTTACGGGCCAATGAAGTCAATAAATTATTGATTATCTCATCCGTTGGTTGTGTTCCTCTCGCGAGAGTGCATTGTTTGATTATAGGCATTTATCCTCCTTTACCTTTCAAAAACCGAACTTCGGTTATATCTAGAGCCATAAAGCTCTGAATCACTCAGAATCTGAACTTCCATTCCACTAGTAGTCTGTTCATAGACTGAGGCCAGGACATCCACAGCGTCATCATGTGCGTTCTTACCTTTACGCTGGTAGCTCATCACCTGCTTGTAAAATTCAGGGAAGCGAGTTTTCCAATTTGGTGGCATATAGATATGATTTTGGACCCACGCTGAGCTTGCTAGAATGCGAGACTCCTTATTATGGGTCTGTGGTACGGTATTAATTATCGTGCGATTAGAGCCGTATTTATCAAGCAATAATCTCTCAACATTTCTAGCGAATCCTCTACCACCATTATTAGACTCGATCGAGCATTCCTGAACAGCTCCAGTATGCAGTAATTCAGCAACCTTTGGCTCTGTA